AAATGGATATAGGAACTGGTGAAAAAGAAGATTTAACTTGGTTAATTAAATAAGAGGTAAAAAATGGCAGACGAAAACATATTAACGAGATTAGGAAAATTATTTCAAAATCAAATCGTAGTTAGAAAAACAGATGATGGTGAAGTGAAAGTAAAAGATGTTGAATTTTCACAAACCGCTCTAACATCAAATTTTATTGATAGATATAATAGAATAGCTTCAAGCGGATATGGTAATTCATCATATGCTGCAAAACAAAATGCGAGTGCATATGATGTGGCTAGAAAAGAATTATTTAGAGATTATGAATTAATGGATGCAGACCCAATCATATCATCAGCATTGGATATTTATTGTGATGAATCTACGGTTGATAATATTGAAAACAGAATATTAAAAATTAAAACAGATAACCCAAAAGTCCATAAAATTTTACATAACTTATTTTATGATATAATGAATATTGAATTTAACCTATGGAGTTATATAAGAAATATGACGAAGTATGGTGATTTTTATTTACATTTAGATATATTGGATAAACACGGAGTTGTGAATGTAAAACCTCTTTCAGTATATGAAGTGAATAGATTAGAGGGACATGACCCAAGTAATCCTAAATTAGTTCAATTTGAAGTTCAACAATATTCAGAAACAAGAAGAAGTTCAAAACCAAATGATGTTCACGAAAATTATGAAGTAGCTCACTTCAGAAATCTTGCTGATACTAATTATCTACCTTATGGTAAGTCAATGTTGGAGGGTGCTAGAAGAGTATTTAAACAATTGACTCTTATGGAAGACGCTATGTTGATTCATAGAATGATGAGAGCGCCAGAGAAAAGAATATTCAAAGTAGACATTGGAAACATACCACCAAATGAAGTGGACAACTTTATGCAACAAATCATTGGTAAGATGAAAAAAACACCTGTGATGAATGCAAATGGTGAATATAATTTAAAATACAATATGGAATCCATTACAGAGGATTATTACTTACCTGTTCGTGGTGGAGATAGTGGAACATCAATTGATACTTTACCAGGTTTGGGTAATGATGGTGCTATTGAAGATGTGGAATACTTGAGAAACAAAATGATGGCGGCATTGAAAATACCAAAAGCATTTCTTGGGTATGATGAGAATGTAGGTAGTAAAGCAACACTTGCAGCTGAGGATGTTAGATTTGCAAGAACGATTGAAAGACTACAAAAAATCATTGTAGCTGAATTAGAGAAAATTGCTATTGTTCATTTATACACACAAGGATTTGATGATGCAGAATTGATTAATTTTGAATTAGAATTAACAAATCCATCTATGATACATCAACAAGAAAAATTAGAACTATTAACACAGAAAAAAGAAATAGCTAATGACTTGATTGAAAATAAATTATTTTCAAGACAATGGATTTATGATAACATCTTTGAATTAAACGACCAAGAAAAAGTGGATGTATTCAATGGTGTTATTGAAGATAGAAAACAAGCATTTAGAATGGAACAGATTGAAACTGAGGGAACAGACCCAGCCGAAGGTGGTGGTGAAGAACCAAGTGGTGATGATGAATTTGAAGAACAAGTCGGACAACACGGTGGTGATAGAAGAAGTGGAACTGGTAAGAAAGAATTTGGGAATGAATACTCAGCAAAAGACTTAAAAGACGCGACAAAATACGAAAGAGAACGATATGGAAAACGAGAGTTCAAGGGTAAATCACCATTGGCTATGGGTAAAGGTGGAACGATTGTTGCAAGAGAGGGTTTGTTAAATCAATTACAAGATAAGTTTGGTAAAAATTTAGACAAATCTATATTAAATGAGGAAATAATTTTAGATGAAGAAGAATAATTTAAGTTATTTAGTAAAAACATTATATTTATATATGAATAATTACATATATAGTGACCAATTAAAATGGGGACTCAAACATGCGTAAAGTTAAACATAACAAAATCCGCAATACGGGTTTATTGTTTGAATTTTTACTTAGGCAGATTACGTCTGACGTATTAAATAAAGACAATGGACAAGCGGTTAAGATTGTTAAAGAGAAATTTAATGAAAACACGGAGTTAGGTAAGGAATTAGCTCTATACAATGTGTTAATAACAAAGAAATTTAAATCAGATACAAAGGCTGACTACTTTATAAATGAAGTAATGAAAGCTAGGAATGATTTAAACAATTCGGTTCTAAGAAGAGAAAGATATAATTTAATAAAAGAAATTCAGTCTAATTACAATCTTCAAAAATTTATGTCTTCTAAAGTTCCAAATTATAAAACTTACGCATCCATTTATACTTTATTTGAATATAACAAATCTTTATCACCGGACCAAAAAACTGAGTCTTTTTTCAATATAGTTGAACATGTTACAACAGATGAAAAAAGTATTAAATTATCAGAAACTGTAAGAACACTTCCAGATGATGAAGATTTAAGAATTTTAACCTACAAAACTCTATTAGAGAAATTTAATCAAAAATATACAAAATTAAGTAAAGACCAAAAGAATTTACTTAGAGAATATATTAATAATGTATCCAATACAAATTCATTAAAAGATACTTTAAAGGCAATTGTAAAAGGATTAAAAGAAGATTTAAAGAAACATTCTAAAAATCTTAAAGATGAAGTAGTGAAAATCAAAATGACAGAAGCTATAAAATCAATTAATAAGCTTTGTGGGATTAATGATAAGTCAGATGTTGTTAAAGATTCATATGTTGTTCAAACAATGAGATATTTAGAACTATTAAAAGAGTTGAAGAAAAGTGGAAATAAAAAACAAAAAGTTATTTAAAGAGTTAGTGAAAAAACTAACTATGGAACTCTTGGATGAAGAATCTTTAGAGGAAATAACAACCACTGCAGCTGTACCAGGATATCAAACACCATATGCTTTCTCTGATGGTGGGAAGAAAGATAAAAAGAGAAAGAAAAAAATGATAAAGAAGAGTACAGGTTATGAACTTGTGAAAGAAGCTCTTAATGATAAAGATTTAAAGCAAATAAATAAATTAATTAGAGATGTCGTTGGCGATATATTAAGAGATATATGGTTGAAACGAACAGCTTGGAAATAGGAGATAATAAATGGCAAAATATGTAGCAAATGGAGAAAAACAAACAGCTGGTTCACTGCCAGATAATGCATACGATTCTTTAAAATCTCCAGTAGCTTTCACTAGTATAAAATCACCAAACTATATTATAGTTACAGCTGATATATCAGCTGATTTAGGTTTGCATTTTAATCCAAATGCATTTTCTGTATCAGCTACAGCTGAAAAACCTGGTTCATCTATACTTTATTCAGGCTCTGCTGGATATGATGGATTTAATACATTGAAAGCTGGAACATATAATTTACACCCAATAGCTGTTAGCGGAAGTGCTGCTGATGTTGCAAAAATAAAATTTGTATATAAAAGTGGCTTGAGCACAGGAGGATTCTAATGAAAGAAGTAATAGTAGATTATATCCCATTTGAAATATCACCACAACAAATCAACGAATCAATGAAAAACAATAATGGAAGATTAGTTGTTAAAGGTGTATTACAAAGAGCAGAAGCTAAAAATCAAAACGGAAGAGTTTATCCAAAAGAAACCTTGATGAGAGAAGCTAAAAAATATCAAAAGGTTCAAATTGCTGAACGAAGAGCATTAGGTGAACTTGACCATCCAGATTCATCAGTTGTAAATTTAAACAATGTATCACATAATGTATTGGAAATGCATTTTGAAGAAAATGACTTAGTTGGTACGGTTGAAGTATTAGGAACACCAGCTGGTAACATTTTGAAAGAATTATTTAAATCAGGTATTAAACTTGGTATATCATCTCGTGGTTTGGGTAGTGTAAAAGAACTATCAGAGAATGATACTGTAGAGGTTCAACCAGATTTTGAACTTATTGCATTTGACTTTGTATCAAATCCATCTACACACGGAGCATTCTTATCACCAACAAATGAAGGTAAATTGAATGAAGGTGTTGGAACAAGAGATGGTGTGTGTTGTCACGATTGTAAAATTGAAAATATAATTAACGATATATTCAGAGGAGAGTAGAATGGATTACAAAACTCTAATGGGTTATAGTGATAAAAAGAAAGTCACTAAAAAAGAATCCAAACCTAAAGTTAATGAAGTTCTTGAAAATATCAAAGACGAGTTTAATTTAAACGAAGGTCCTGCTTACGAATATAAAAAACATTCTAAAAAAATAGAAAAATCCCTAAAAGACTTACAAAAAAATTATTTAGACTTTTATGAAGTTTTAAGAAAAAAAGGTTTGAATGATGAGGCTTCAGACTTTTTGGATAATTATAAAAAGAATGTGGTTGGATTTACTAAAAAGTATAAAAAAGATTTTGGGAAGTTAATGTAATGCCAGCATCATCAAAAGCCCAACAAAGGTTTTTTGGTGTTGTGAAAGCAATGCAAAAAGGTGATTTACCTAAAACAGGTAAAGCTGGTAAGATTGCAAAAACAATGGATAAAGATGATGTTGATGATTTTGCTTCAACGAAACACAAAGGGAAACCAGAAAAGGTGAAAAGAGAAATGAGAGTTAGAGAATTGATTAAGAAAATGGTTCGTGAAGAGTTGGCTGAAATGAATGAGGGAAAATATGACAGAGAATTAATTAGTTTAGATAATGCAACTGCTAAAGAGTTCGGAAGTTGGAAATCAGAGGTTTTAAAACTTTCAAAACTACTTCCTAATTCTGAGAAAAAGAAAATTAATAAAGATATAATGACTATCAATAAACTTGTATTTAATATTACTAAAA